TAGCTGTGTCTGATAAGTTTCCAGATGCAGTTACATTATTTCCTGACCACGTATTTACGGCAGCACCCCATACTTGGCGTTGCTCCGTCTCCACTATAGTTTGAGTGGTAGTAGTCGTTGAGTTCATCGACCCTGAAGTAAATTGTGGGGTCACAGTATTAGCTCTTGCTATGCTGGGTGATAGCAAAGCCAGAACTAGAAGTAGTTTCTTCATTTTTGTTCTGGTTTTTTTACCATTGGGCAATTTGTAGGTGTCTTGCTACTGCCATTCTTGCCAGTAGTCAAGCCAAACGTTGCCAGCGCGCCCGTAAAAACGCTGGCTACGAAAGTGATATCGCTGTTTCCAGACTTCTTCACCATCGGTATATCGACATAGTTCATTGTAATAATAAACCCAGACCAGACAACTACGCCTAATCTAACTAAAGTTCCTAAGACCTCTAGCTGATGTTCTTTTTCTTCACCTATGTCTTTTAGTTTTCCTATCAACCCTTTTTTAGGTTGCTTAGTTTCTTCCATGCTGTTTTTAGTATTGGTTTTAATGCAGTAACCGCCCATTTAAAAGCTGCTGTAGCTGTAAGGGTAGCTGCTACAGAAACAACCGCAGTTGTTCCAGCCGTTACTAATATTTCATTTTCCGGGACAGGCATTTTTAAATCTGTAAACGGTATGTCTACTTTTCTTATACCCGTTGTTTCCGGTTCATCATTTGCCTCTGCCTCTACTCCTTCAGGAGCTTCTAAATCGCTAGGCGGTACCACCATAGGAATGTATGATGGTACGTCTGCTGTAGGTAAAGGTATAGATATTGTTTCTATAGTTTGTATTGGTGGTATTACTATGGTGGGTATTTCCACTAGCTAGGTTTAGTAGGATAAGTAGGATTATCTATATCAGATGTATTTGCTGGTAAATCTCTTAAAGCTTGTCTATATGTAGCCCACTCTGTTTTTTTAGTACTACTTAATTGTGAGTCTGCTAACTGTGTCCAATCAGATTCATAAAGTAAAGCCTCTCTAGTATTCCTTAAGCCAGCCCATTTTTCGTCAGTTGTTAAAGTTGGATCCTTTTCCAATTCTGCTTTTTTAGCATCAAACTCATCTATACAAGATTGATAATCACTTATCGAAGTAATAGCTGATACTGACAAGTCATTTTTTTCAACTGTACCTTTTGATGTTGTGCTATCCCACTGCACTGCCCAAACGTCAGATGGAACTGAAGATAAAGTTAAACCAGATATTCCTACTCCATCTTTAATGACAGTTTTATCTTCACGTATTATCGTAATTTTCATTTATTTTAATTGGTAATTTTTGTATTGGTATAGGTATAGAAGGTGTTAATCTATCTACTGTTTCATTTCGCAGTGATTCTATTGCTGCTCCAGTTTGATTAATTGCTTTAGCACTATCAACTTGTAAGAAAGGTATCCAAGCCACAGCACACCCCCACTCTTCAACTGATTCTCCAGTTTGAGGGTGACATCCGGCAATTTTGGTATACCATGCACATTCTAATTGTCTACAATCTTCGCCTATTAATGGGCAAAGTTTTCCTTGTTCAATTTTTGCCATAATAATTTATTAAAACTCACCTTCTATCCATACCCAACCTGTCATTATGTATTTGGTTTGTAAGGGTGGGAAACCTTGATGTACATAACTCCAAGTAGCAGGGAAAATACAAACACTTCCTGTTTCTGGAGCAACTTGGTCACCGTTATAAAACTGTGTCCAGCCTTCGTCAACTGTATTCAAGTAAAAAATAAAAGTTAAATGTCTTGTATGTTGGATATTGTCGATCTGTTTTGTAACAAAATCATGATGCCAAATATAACCTTTACCGGGTTCTGTTCTTTGTATTTGATACCCAGTATCTTTTAGGTTAGAAGGTGGAACTAATTTGTATGGTTTAGTTCCAGTAAAACTTGTACCATCAAAAGTGTTATTTAAATGTTCGTAGTAATTACTAATAGTTTTAGTTAATTTCGGGTGTATATACGAGTCGTGTTTTTTCCAATCAGCGCACCAACTTATATTTAAGTCAACGCTATTTTTTGTTAAAAGGTCAAGTCCCGCACCAGTTACACCTTGTTGTTTTCTTGGATCTTCCTCGAAATTTTTTATTAATGTATTACATCTATGTTTTGTTAATACATTTTTTTCTACATAAATAAAAGGATCTGTAAGTATAGAGGTGGATTTTTTCATTAATCTTTTGAAGCTATAATTACGTCTAAATATTGAACTGCCAAATCTAAGTTAGTTACAGAAATACTGTGGTTGTGTGCACTACCTGTAAAACTTGCGTTGTGGTTATGAGCATCACCAGAGAAACTTGCGTTGTGGTTATGAGCACTTCCACTAAAACTTGCGTTAGCGTTGTGTCCGTGTGAACCTCCAGTAAATCCGTGTGAGTGTCCACCGCCTCCACCTGTATTACCAAGAGTTACGCCTAAACTACTACTCGCGTGTGTGTTTGATCTCGCGATACTACCAGTACCTTGATAGTTTGCCCAAGCACCATTAGATGGGTTAACAGAGTGGTTGTGTGATGGCATTTCAGCAACAGTCAATGTGTGACTGTTAACAGTACCGCCAGTATTTGCGTTAGCAATAGAAACTGATACGTTACCAGTTTGAGTTGTATTAGCAACTGATACGTTACCAGTTTGGGTTGTATTCGCTACGGATACGTTACCAGCAGCAGTTGTGTTAGCAGCGTTAGCTGTAATTCCTCTGGATGCAAAAGTATTACTAAACGCATTGCTACCACCAGAACTAACACTTCCGGATACGACTCTAAGAGCTTTGTTATCTACACCACTTGTTACCTTTGTCCAACCTGTAGGAGCTGCTGTTTGTTGAAACAACATCTTTGTCCCAGATGGGAAAGCCTGTGCTTCAGATATAGCTGTTCTTACATATGCAGTTGTAGCAACTTTAGTTGTGTCATCAGACTGTGCCTGAGTAGTTGCGGTTACACCGTTTGCTAAAGAACCGTTTACTGATGATAATGTAGCTACTGTAGTATTTAAAGCTGCTACGTCTACACCATCAACTGATCCTGTAACTGTGATGTCTCCTGTTACGTCTAATCCAGCACCAACGTCTAGGTTGCCAAGTATATCAACGTGTCCGTCTGCATTTATATTTAATCTATGAGCTCCATTTGTACTATCAAAAATAATTAACTGACCATCATTATTAGTAATCCTGTAATCACTGTTATGATTAGTATCAGTTAAAACAAGACTTGGATAAGTATTAGAAACTTCTATATTTCCACCAGATGTGATAGTTCCTGTATTTGTAATATTTCCTGTTACGTCAATACCAGCAGAAAAATCGTGGTTAGCGTTAGATGTAATAGAACCGTTGTTTGCTACTGATACTTCGGATGACCCGTTTTGTATTTTTGTGCTGTCAATAGAAGTTGTTGAAGCTGCTGTAACTAGACCTTGAGCGTCAACTGTGACGATTGGAATAGCAGAGCTAGAACCATATTGACCAGCAGTTACGCCTGAGTTTTCTAGTTGTGTACCAAGGATTGTTCCTGCTGGTACATTATTCATATCTTGTCTTGCAAGAGGTCTTCCTCCTGCTGTACTACCATCATGTACGACAGCAGTATCTTTTGTGGTATCTATAGTTACTTCGCCTTCAGCACCAGTAAATGACCCGTGCTGAGTTGTAGTACCACGTCTTAATTTTAATAGTTTTGCCATTTAAAGTGTACCAAAATCGAGTTGTAAATTGTTTCCGCTTATAGTTCCTACTTCTGTAAGATTGAAATTATTGCAATCTAATGCAGCAGCAAGTTCAGGTGTAGTATCGTCAGCTACGTTTTGGATACCAGAGTTAGATGTAATACCTAACCATGCAGAACCATTGTAGTTTTTTAACGTGTTACTAGAAGTGTCAAACCATAAATCACCAGCACTAGGACTTCCGGGTGCTGAAGAAGAAATCTTGTATTCATTTGCATACCTGTTAACGTCACTTATAGAACCGGAAACTGTGTTTATATTTGTTGCATTAGAAACTGCTGCGTTAATGTTTGAAGCATTAGAAACTGCACTGTTAATATTTGATGCGTTACTTACAGCAGCATTAATATTACTTGTGTTACCAGCTACAGCCGTTACGTTTGAGTTATTATTTGCAACTGTTGTTACGTTGCCAGATATACCAGCCACAGTTACAACATTAGCTGCAATATCAGCTACAGCTTTAATTGGGTCCTCTGCAACAGTTATAGTGTTACCCATACCACTGTGGTTTGTACAGTAGTATTGGAAATTAGAAGGTTGTGATTCTGGTATTACAATCTGTACTTTTGCTCCGGCATTACCTTGAGTACCTGTAACAGTTACGTTAGTTGAGTACTGTGAACTACCAGCATAGAATCGTAATGGATGAGCACCGTTGGAACTATCACTTACATCAAAAGTATATGTCCAACCTTTGTGTAATGTTAAAGCTGGAGCTTGTGCTCCATCTATATAAAATTTACCTCCAGATGCAGTAACAGTAAATGTTATTTCATCTTCTAAAGCATCTGCAACTATATCAAGTGAACCATTGGAACTACCTGTAGATGCAGCATCAGTTATAAGACCTAAATCTTCTGAGTATGTTATAGCACCAGATACAATAGCTACGTCATCAAGAACCGACTGAGATGGTGTGATAATAGAAAACGCACTACCAGTATAAACTTGTAAGTTGTCGTTAGAACTATCAAACCATAGGTCACCTTCTTGTAAAGATGTACCATCATGTCTTTGTGTAGGTTCACTACTAGAAATAATGTATATATCAGCAAAGTTATTTATATCTACTACGTTTGCACCAGCTTGAACAATATTAGTAATGTTCTGAGCAACAGTATTAACTTGTGTTGCTATAGGTACTAATCTATGAAAAGTATATGTATGCGTTGTAGATGTAGATTCTACTAAGAAACCAAAGTTCTGTGGTATTGCTGTAGGCACACCTGTCACAGTCACTGTGTTTCCTGTTCCTGCACCATTTGCAATAGTAAGAGTTGTACCGCTAGGAGTTAGTGTTGTACTTGCAGCAGCAATACTTAATATAGCTGCCTGACCTGTAGCTCCTTGTGGGTTAGTTGTTGGAAAGCTAGTTTCGTTAGCAATAGCTGTAAAACCACCAACCTCGTCAATAAGGTCAACAATACGAGCATTAATTGCAGCAGTAGTAGCTACAAATGCGTCAGAGTTAGACCAAGTTTGTCCACTAGCTATAGTTTCACTAGAGTCTTGTCTTAGGAATTTAGCTTCAGCTTCTGCCTCTGTGTAGTATCTGTTATCTAGTTGACCAGCATCTAGTTCAGCTTCTGTATAATATCTATTATCTAAAGTTCCAGTAGCAATCTCACTATCAGTTAATTTATCTGATTGTAGTAATGTTTTTATTTCTGCTGCTGTTTGATCTTGAGTAGCTCCAGCTTCAATAGCATTTAATTTACTGTGATCGGCATCAGTAAAAGTATTACTATTAGAGGCAGCTTCAACTGCATCTCTTATTTCTTCATTAGTTTGGTCAGCAGTTGCATTAGTTTCTACGGTATCTAATTTTGTACCGTCGGCTGATACATTTCTACCATCTACAGTTCCGGACACAGTAATATTGCCACCAACTGTTAAATTACCAGTACCAGCAGTACCAGTTGTTACTACGTTTTGACTACCAAAATCCGGAGTTATTTTAGTACCAGCTATTGCTGCTGAAGCGTTTATGTCAGCATTTAATATAGTTCCATCTTCTATGTTTGCAGAAACTATTTTAGTATTTGTTGGTAAAGTACCAGAAGCTATTTTTGCTACTGGAATACTAGCGTCAGCTATTTTACTTCCGTCTATGTTTGCACTATTACTTACGTCAGCATTGACTATACTTCCGTCAACTATATTAGCAGAGGCTACTTGAATACCACTTGGTAATGTACCTGTTGCTATTTTAGTTTGTGCTATAGCTGCACTTGCATTAATATCAGCATCAACAATAGTTCCGTCTAATAATTTATCAGATGTAACTTGTCCGTCTCTAATATCAGCAGTAACAATTTCGTTTCTACTTTCTTTAATACCATGTCTTACAAGTGTTTCTATTGATTGTAAATCAGCAGCTTTAATTGATGAACCGGGAGTAAAACTTACTGTAGGTCCAGATACATCTGTTTCACTATATATGTGTAAGCTATTACCGTTTTGATTATCACCAAAAGTAATGGTTGTGCTGTTAGCAGCTATTTTATATTGTCCTGTTGATGGAGTTCCTGTAGTACCTATAAAGGTTAAAGGAGTACCTCCATTAACTCTGACTTTAATGTCAGATTCATTTATGTATTGAGTTGTAAAACCGATAGTAGTACCGGTTCCTGTTACAAATTCTTCAGTTTTTGTCGCCATTTATCTAAGGGATAATTTGACGGGCGGATTAATTAGGCATCTCTAGGATTTTATCTATTGTGCCTTTGTTTGCTGATCTATTTTTCAGCTTTTGGTTTCTTTCTTCAATAAGTAATTTTTGGACGTCGTTATCATTTTTAATGCTTGCCCAAGCTCGTTTCTTAGCCTTGTCAAATACTTTGGCGATTCGCTTGTAGTGTGGGAATGATTTTGGTTCAACATCACTCATACCATTTTTTTTGTAATAATTCATCTCAGCAAGAGAAATTTGTATTGATTCTTCTGCTGCCATCTTATCAAAGATTTTTTCTAGGTTTTGTTCACCTATTGCTTTTTGGAACATAGACCTGACCTTTGGACTATCACTTAAATCTGTTCCATCTGGAGCAGTATATGTAGATGTTCTCATGTCATAACCACTATTAAATAGTAGTTCTCTACCGGGTGTGTAATCAATATTAAAATTAACAGGTGAAACTGCATTAAACATACGAGTTATAAAATCGTGATCTTTAATAGGTCTACCAGTTAATATATCGTATTTTATAGGTAGTGGGTCTGCTGCTATACTTTCAGTTATTAAATTTCTATTTCTTATAGAACTTTGGATATCAGAACCTAGTTCTCTTGTATATGGTGTTAATACTTTACCTATTTCATTTCTAAGACTAGATAATGGAATAGTATTGTTCATCAATGAAGCTATAATTCTTTGCTGTTGTCCGGGTTTACCAGAAAATAAATCTACAAATGACTGTAGTCCTGCTAAATAAGATTTACTTGTAACAGTACCAGCAAGAGCCATTGCTAATTTAGATAATCTATCTTCAGCCCATTCTTCACCCATAAGTTCTTGGTGATCTCCTATATCTCCTACTAAAGCAAGAATCTGGTTATATGGTTCAAAGGCGTCATAGCTAACCCAAGCATTACCAATTCTAATTGTTCTTGGTTTCCAGCCTGCATCCATCCATGCTTGTCTTTGTTTCCTATCTGTTGGTCCATTACCATGT